CAAGCAATGGAGTAGGATATATTTAATATGGCACAATATAGTCAATCAAGTCCTTGGGCTAATACTTCGCAAAACAATTTGTATCTTGAATTGTTAGATATACGACCAGTCCCAGCCGAAGCAGATGATTTCAGATATGTGATCGAAAGCCAATATAGACATAGACCGGACCTATTGGCATATGACCTTTACGGTAATTCTAAATTGTGGTGGGTTTTTGTTCAGAGAAACATGGGAGTAATTAAAGATCCTATATACGATTTCGAAACCGGAGTAACTATCTACATTCCTAAAAAATCTAATCTGGAAAAGTTTCTAGGAGTCTAAGATGTTTAGAAATCTTGGCAAAACAATTACAGATCTAGTAAAACCGGACGGAAGCGGTATATTACCTATACCTGGTGCAAACTCTATTTCTAAAGGTGCTGCTTCAGTAGTAACAGGCTTAGCCGCAGGTAAAGCTACAGATTTGTTAAAAGGTGGAATTTCTACTGTGCTTTCAAAAGCCGGAATGTTCAACCAATCTACTACCTCTCCACCAAACATAATTAATAATCCTCTAGAAAATTTTGCTCACTATGCTCCTATTTGGACCTTTGCTTGTTTAGAGCCTAAGCAGTTTAATAACCCAGCAAGCTATAGAGGAAATCCGGCAGCACTTAAACATGTGGTATTTGCATCAGGCGGTCGATTTGACAGTCAGCGTGTAAACACCATTCACGGAGCTCCTGAATATTTTATCAATAATTTTGTCATGGAGACTGCAATCTCCCCATCTAACAAAGCTGGAAACTCGAACGCATTTAAATTTACATTTGATATCATAGAACCACATAGTATGGGACTGTTATTGCAGAGTATGCAAAATGCTGCGGTCAAAGCAGGCTATAACAATTATCTTAATAATTGTCCTTTTGTTCTTCGTTTAGATTTTATGGGCTACGACGAAGATGGCAAGATAATGACTTCCGTCAAACCTAAATTTTGGACGGTAGCGTTAACAAAAGTAACATTCTCAGTTAGTGAAAACGGCAGTGTTTATAAAGTAGAAGCGGTGCCCATGAGCCATAAAGGCTTTTCAGACATAACAAACATCCTTTATACAGACGTTAAGATCGCCTGTTCTGAAACAGGACCCGATGCCGGCACGGTCAAAGATGTTTTAGTTTCTGGTGAAAAAAGTCTCTGCGCTTATCTCAATGACCTAGAAGAAAAATATTTCAAAGAAGGACAGATAAAAGTAAAAGATGTTTACGTCATAGAGTTTCCAGAGAAGTCGGATGAATTTTTAAATTCTGCTACGATTCCAGGCATCAGCAGAAAAGCTACATTAAATCCTAACCAACCAGATAATTTAACAGTGGCCGGAAAAAACGTAGCAGTCTCATTAGACTTTGGTTCCAATGATATAGGTAAAGCAGATTTTGGATTTGATCAAAAATCAGGAGGTAATTATCCTTTTGCTAGATACGGTGATAAAGTTGATCCTAAGACAGGTGTTGTTTCGAGAGATCGTATGCAGATCAATCCCAAGACCCGTGTTTTTCAATTTACACAAAATCAAAGTTTAACATCGATTATCAATCAGGTAATATTAAATTCTGTTTACGCCAAGAAAGCTATCGATCCTAAAAATCTTACACCAGACGGATTCATTAAATGGTGGAGGATCGACGTTCAGATTCAGTTACTAGATCTCGATCCACTGATCGGAGAATATGCACAGAAATTTATTTTCCGTGTGGTGCCTTATCTGGTGCACCATACAATTTTTAGTCCTCCTACTGCTGCCCCTATTGGTTACGACGAAATAAAAAAACAAATCTGTAAACAATACAATTATATCTATACAGGACAAAACGTTGACGTTTTAAAATTTGATATACAGATTAATAATTTATTTTTCACAGGTAAGAACGCTAGTTCAGAACAGAAGAGCGGATCAGTATCTAACCAAGATCAGAAAGGTGTTGCTCCTGACACTGTGAAGAGTGCTAAAACTACACAAGGAGCGGCTCCTACCGCTCAGCAAGCTACTATGGGACGAGCAAGGATTAAAAAAGATCCTGCTACATTAAAAAACATAGCAGGCGGCAATTCTGATAAAGACACAGAACAAAAAATAGCCGAAGCGTTTCATAAATCTTTTATCACAGCCGGTAGCGGAGACTTAGTTAACATTGATCTAGAAATTATGGGAGATCCATATTGGCTAATCGATAGCGGAATGTCAAATTATTTTGCTAGACAGAGCAATAGAAGTAAACTGTTAACAGAGGATGGAACAATGAATTATGAAGGCGGAAATGTATTTGTCTATTTGACATTCAGGACACCGTCAGACATAGATGAAACTACAGGTTTATATCAATGGCCTAGTTCAGGAAAAGAAAGTCCTTTTAGCGGAATATATCGTGTTACAAAATGTGATAATACATTCACTGATGGTATATTCAAACAAAAATTAAAATGCGTTAGACAACCTGGACAAAGTCAAGATTACGGCAAACAGAATCCTAATGCTATCGGCAGTCTAGCCATCGATAAACTTAAATCTACGGCTACAACAATCGTGGGAGAAGTTAAAGATAAATCAACTCCTTCACAAGAATACGCAGTTAACGAAAAAGGCGAAGGACTCTTTTAATGGCACAAGAAAAACGAACCTCCTACTCAGCAAAAGAAACTTCTAATCTAGAAAACGGTCCTTACCTAGCTAGGATCGTAGGACATCTTGATCCTAGTTTAATGGGCAGTTTAGAAGTTACTTTACTTCGAGAACAAGGTAACACTGTTGGCGATGATAATCAAAGTTATGTAGTTCGATGTGCAATGCCGTTCTTTGGTTATACTGCCTTTGAATACATGGGACAAAACGATGCATCTAAAAAGACCATCGAAGGTTATAACGACACACAAAAAAGTTATGGCATGTGGTTCGTGCCTCCGGATGTTGGCGTTAATGTTCTAGTATTTTTTGTCAACGGAGATCCGAGTCAAGGTTACTGGATGGGATGTGTTCCTGCAAAATTTGCTAACAATATGGTTCCTGCTATCGCCGGAACCACCGAAGTTGATTTAGACCCAGACGATAAGAAAAAATATAATACCAAGCAACCGTTGCCTGTAGCTGAAATTAATAAAAAAGTTAATGCTAAAAATCAAATAATAGATCCAGATAAAATTAAAAAACCAGTTCATCCTATCGCAGATAGATTTTTAGAACAAGGGTTATTAGAAGATGATACTAGAGGTGTGGTAACTAGCTCTGCTAGAAGAGAAGCGCCTAGTGCAGTTTACGGAATTTCTACACCTGGACCGTTAGATAGGCGACCTGGTGCTAAAAAGGCTTTGGTTGGTAAACAAGAAGATCTAACAAGATCAACAGTTCCAATAAGCAGACTCGGTGGCACTCAATTTGTCATGGATGACGGCGATGAAAGATATCAACGTAAAACTCCTGCCGCCGAAGGTCCTGTAGAATATGCAGATGTATTAAATGGAGAAAAGGGAGATCCTACAATTCCCTATGGTGAATGTCTAAGACTAAGAACTAGAACAGGACATCAAATCCTTTTACATAATTCTGAAGATTTAATTTATATCGGTAATGCTAGAGGAACATCTTGGGTAGAGTTAACCAGTAACGGTAAAATAGATATCTATGCTAAAGACAGCATTAGCATTCATACAGAAAATGATTTAAACATTAGAGCTGATAGAGATATCAATCTCGAAGCCGGAAGAAATATTAATATGAAAGCGGTCGGCGGTCGCACTCGTATGGAGATGGCACAGAATTGGGAAGTTCTAGTTGGACAAGACGGTAAAATTAGTGTGGGCGGAGTCTACGAACATGTGGCTGTCGGAGATACAAAAATTACAGTAGGTGCTAATTTTGACCTAAGAGTAAATGGAGCAAATAAATTTACAGCCGGAGGCACTACCGATATTAAAAGTGGTGGAAATATTACACAAAGCGGAGCTAGGATCGATCTAAACAGTTTTCCAGCTGTTACCGCCGCAGCAGCCACGCCGATAGAACCTATACCGACACACGACAACGTAGCGACCAGCGTCGATGCAGGTTGGGACAAAAAGTATATCACTGGAAACATCAGCAGTATAATGAAACGTGTGCCAATGCATGAGCCTTGGGCACTTCATGAGCATTTTGCTCCTGCACAACTAACACCGTCTAATACTGACAGGGAAGTATAATTATGGCAAATAAACTTTATAATCAAAAAGTAGTAGCGAACAATACGGCATCTGTGGGCACACAGGGAAATACTAGCTTTGCCTATAAAGGTTTCAACTCTTTAGAAAGTAAAAGAAATTATAAACTTTTTGACGTTGACTTGGTTAAGCAAGATCTAATTAATCACTTCTATATTCGCAAAGGCGAAAAGTTAGAAAATCCGGAATTTGGAACAGTTATCTGGGATATATTATTTGAACCTTTTACAGAAGAAGTTAAAACAATTATCAGTAAAGATGTAGAAGAAATAATAAACTATGACCCACGTATACAGGTAAACGAAATACAAATAGACAGCACAGACCAAGGAATAAGAATACAGGCAGATATCACTTATATTCCTTTTAATATCAATGAAAGAATGACTTTCAACTTTGATAAGAACAATGCTATTATTAACTGACCAGTTTATTTTGTTTGGTAAATATTAGATAGGACCGAAAAATGACAACAACGAGCAGACAAAATAACTTAATTTTAAATCAAGATTGGACTAGAATATATCAGACATTTAAAAATGCTGATTTCAAATCTTACGATTTTGAAAATCTACGCCGCGTTATTATTACCTATCTTCGTGAGAATTATCCAGAAGACTTTAACGATTATATCGAAAGTTCGGAATACATGGCGCTTATCGACGCTGTCGCATTTTTGGGACAGAGTCTTGCTTTCCGTATCGACTTAGCGTCTAGAGAAAATTTTATTGAGTTAGCCGAAACTAAAGAAAGTGTTATTCGACTAGCTAAAATGCTCAGTTACAATGCTAAACGAAATGTAGCATCTCAAGGTCTTTTAAAATTTACCACAGTCACTACAACTGAAGAAGTGTTTGATAGTAATGGAAAAAATTTAGCTCAGCAAATTATATCATGGAATGACCCTACAAATTCTAATTGGTTAGAACAGTTTATTTTAGTCTTAAATTCGGCCATGGCAGATAACACAGAATTTGGCCGTAGTCAAGGATCCGCTACTATCCAAGGAATTCCGACTGAACAATATAGATTCAGAACGATCTCAGCAGATGTTCCTATATATTCGTTCACTAAAACAGTAGCTTCGAGGGGAATGTCATTTGAAATAGTTTCCACAGCATTTAAAGGACAAGAAGTTCCTTATGAAGAGCCGCCAGTTCCCGGAAACCAAATAGGATTCATTTATAGAAATGATGGATCTGGCCCGGGCAGTTCGAATACTGGATTCTTTATGATGTTCAAACAGGGAAGTCTAGAATTAGCAGATTTTTCAATCGAGGTTCCAACTACAAACGAAACAGTTGCAGTTGATGCAACAGGAATCAACAATGACGATGTGTGGTTATTCAACCTAAGTGCTAACGGGATTCAATTAGATCAGTGGACACAGGTCGCAAATTTGGTCGGAAATAACATTGTCTATAATAGTATTTCTCAAAATATAAGAAACATTTATTCAGTAGTAACTAAAGATAACGATCAAGTCGACTTGGTCTTCGCTGATGGCATATACGGCAATTTGCCTCAGGGAAGTTTCCGTGTTTATTATAGAACCAGCAACGGATTATCTTATACAATTTCTCCTAACGAAATGAGAGGTATCAATATTACAATACCTTACATCAATAAGAGAGGAGAAGAACATAACATTACAGTAGGGCTTGCATTACAATATACAGTGGCAACATCTGCACCGGCAGAAGGAATTGACACTATCAGAACAAATGCTCCTGCAAGTTTTTATACACAAAATAGAATGATCACTGGAGAAGATTATAATCTTGCTCCGTTAACCAGCAGTCAAAATATTTTAAAAGTAAAATCAGTTAATAGAACTAGTTCTGGTATATCTAGAAATTTTGATATTATAGATGCTACTGGTAGATACAGTTCTGTGAACGTTTATGCCAACGACGGGTATATCTATAAAGAAGAAACAGAAAAAGTTTTAACCTTTAAGTATACAAATAGAATTGATGCAATTAATTTTATTAGAAGAACCCTAGAAACACAATTTGCAAGTAACGACACATTTAATTTTTATCTTACAAAATATGATAAAATTTTGTTTACTGCCGGCGAAACTATCCAATGGAATACAGTCACGTCGGATGTAAGTCAGTCTACCGGTTACTTTAAAAACGGAACGTTTTTATCGAAAGTTGGAAACTATGCGACAAACAGCTTAAAATATATAACTGCTGGTTCGTTGGTTAAGTTATCTCCACCTACTGGTTATGCCTTTAAAAAGAATAAAATTGTGGCCAGAGATTCAAATGACTCAGATCAGATCAATTATATTTGGGCCAAAGTTATTAAAGTTGTAGGAGATGGAACAAACGCAGGCCGAGGAACACTGGCTAACGGATTAGGACCAATCACCCTAAGCGAAAATATTCCTATGGATGTAGCCAACGATAGGTATGCTACGATTACCAGAGTAGTTCCTAAATTTGTTAATGATCTGTCGACAGCGATTGAAACAGAAATGGTTAACCAAATATCTCAAGATTTAAATTTTGGATTGAGATATTCTGTAACAGAACAAACATGGAAGATCATTACTTCTACTAACCTTGATTTACTAAGTGATTTTAGCCTTGGTAAATCCGGCGACACATCAAACGCTGCACTAGATAGTTCTTGGATCATGGCCTTTGTAAAAAATGCAGACAGGTATGATATTAGAATCAGAGGTCTGAACTATATTTTTGGCAGTATAAAACAAAACAGATTTTATTTCGACGCCAACGAAAAAGACTACAATAATCAATTAGGTAAAGTGGTTAAAGATACAGTTAGTGTTTTAGGAATCAATACATCGAAAGATAGAATAACTCCTATGATTTCCGACATAAGTTTTGAGATAGCTGATACTATTAAATTCGATGACGGTTACGAAAGCACCCAGGAAATTAAACTAGCATTCACAGACAGCGACGATGACAACGCTATTGACAATCCTGACGCTTTCGAAGATATCGTAGGAGAAGATAGTCAACTAAGTTATATTTTCTTTCAAGAAGTAGTAGACGATAACGGATATGTTATAAGAACATTGATTGATAATTCTAATGATACTATATTAGTCTATCAAAAAGAATCTTTAATTAATGTAAATGAATTCACTGACGGGCAATTGATCTATTTTTACGATGTTAATGAAAATAGAGTTAAGCGTGTTAACAGAACAACTAATACTCTTGATATAGAAAACTCTTATAAAGGTGTATTAGGCAGGGATAATCTAAAGTTTCAATATGTTCATAATGCAAGTATTAATAGAAGGATAGATCCTAGTGCAAGTAACATCGTTGATGTTTATCTATTAACAAGAAGTTATAACACAGAATTTAGAAACTATTTGGCAGGAGCGGCTGATAAACCAGTAGCGCCTAACAGTGATAGTCTAAAGATAAGTTTTGGAGCAAAGCTAGATGCCATTAAATCTATCAGCGACGAAATCATATATCATCCTGTGGAATATAAAGTATTGTTTGGATCGAAGGCCGACGAGAAATTACAGGCATCGTTTAAGGTAGTTAAAAATCCATCTAAGAGTATTAATGATAATGACCTTAAGGTAAGAATCATCAATGCTATTAATGAATTTTTTGATGTGAATAATTGGGATTTCGGAGACAAGTTTTATCTCAGCGAGATGATCACTTATGTAATAAACAGCGTATCTCCGGATGTAAGTAACATGGTAATATTACCAAGACAACCTAGCCAAGAGTTTGGTAGTCTTTTCGAGATTCAAAGTAAGAGCAGTGAAATATTCGTTAGCGGTGCAACCGTTGATGATATTGAAATAGTTTCGGCTATTACCTCAGCAGAGGTAAGGGCTAGTGTTAATAGTATTGTAAGTTCAACATAATATGGCAAATAAAAAATTTCCTAAAAGCGGTCTTCCTGTTAGAAAAACTGTCGAGTTATTGCCTTCGGTTTTTAGAACACCAACTAATGATAAGTTTTTATCAGGAGTAGTAGATCCGCTAACGCAACCTGGCCTTCTTGAAAAAACTGTTGGATATATTGGACGCAGATACGGAAAAACCTTTAATGGAAAAGATGTTTACCTAGACACTGACAATACACTACGCAGCAGATATCAATTAGAACCCGGCGTTGTTTATAACAAAGATCAAAAGATTACAAATTATTATGATTATCTAGATTTTAAAAACCAATTAAAGTTTTTCGGAAACACCGAAGACAGGGATGATTTATTCACTAGCCAAGAACACTATACATGGAATCCGCCAATTGATTGGGACAAATTTGTAAACTACAGAGAATATTTCTGGGCTCCGGATGGTCCTCCTCCAGTTGCAGTTTACGGACAATCGTCGGCGGTTGTTAGCACCTACAGAGTAAAAACCTCTGTGAATAGTTTTATTTTTACCCCCGATGGTTACACTAACAATCCGTCATTGACCTTATATAGAGGACAAACTTATAAATTTATCGTTAATGTTCCTAAAGACGGATTCGCTATTAGAACTAGCTATGACACCGGATCGTTAATTTATGATCCTAATAAAACTTATTTTGCTGGATCGATAGTAGTATACGATAATAAGTTATGGAAGGCTAAAGTTGAAGTTAGTGCCAACGACGGTAGTAGCATCGACATTGATAGTCAAGACTGGGAATTTATAGAAATTGTTTCTAGTCAAGCAACTGCCCTTGATTATAATCAAGGAGTAACTAATAATAAAATTGAAAATGGAACAGTTACATTTACAGTTCCATATGATTCTCCGGATATTTTATATTATCAAAGTGTAACAGATCCTAATAAATTTGGAAGATTTGTAATAGCAGACATCGAGTCTAATACTAAGATCGACATAGAAAAAGAAATATTAGGAAAGACAAATTACAAAAGCAGCAACGAGATTGAATTCACTAACGGTCTAATAGTCGAGTTTATGGGAAATGTTACCCCATTGAAATACGCTACTGATTCGTGGTTAGTTGAAGGTGTCGGAAATAAAATAACACTTACTAGATTTTCTGATTTAGTCGTTCCGGTATTGTCATCTGAATTACCAGAAGTTCTTTTTGATAATGAAGGTTTCGATACACAACCTTATGATGATGCAAGTGCTTATCCCGGAACAAAAGATTACATCACTATCTCTAAGGATAGTAAAGATATAAATCCTTGGTCACGTTATAATAGATGGTTTCATCGAAGCGTTTTAGAATATTCTTATTCTCTAAGAGGGCAAGACTTTGATGCACCGGAATCTGCCAGAGCAAAAAGACCAATCATAGAATTTTCTCCTAATATAAAATTATTCAATCACGGCTATACAGCTAAAGATACTGTTGATTATATTGATGATTTTACAGATGATATCTTTAGTAAAATCGAAGGAAGCACTGGTTACAATATCGATGGGGAATTTGTTTTTGAAGGTGCTAGAATTTTAGTTGTAGCCGACACTGATGCCTTAGCGAATAATAAAATATACAGAGTAACTTTTATTACACATAACAATAGAAGACAGATCAGCCTCAGGGAAGAAAGCGATTCAGCATCTATCTCGGGAGAATGTGTTTTAATAAGACGAGGAATTAATAATGCAGGGTTGATGTATCACTTCAACGGTTCTGGATGGGTTAAGAGCCAGACTAAGACTGCTGTAAATCAATCTCCTCTTTTCGATGTTTTCGATGAAAACGGAATTAGCTTTTCAGATGCTGAAACTTACCCAGTTAGTTCGTTTGTTGGAACAAAGATACTTTCTTATAAGGTAGGAAATACTGCATTAGTTGACAAAGAGTTGGGATTCGTTCTTAGCTATCAAAAGATCGATAATGTTGGAGATATTCTGTTTAACTGGAATTGGGATACAGATATTTTCTATTATACAGTAGGACAAGTTAGATATAGCAAAAAAATATCAACAGGTTTTTATCAATCTTCTTTAGACGATGTATATCACAATTCTTGGATTAAATTAAACGATTCGTTTATTCAGCCCATAGTCGACAGCCAGATAATCGCTTCAGCGACCGATACTTTAATTTTTAATAGTGTATATTGGACAGAATTAACAACAGAGCCTTCGATTCGTTTCTATGTCAACGGAGAAAAATATTCTGGAACATATACGAGAGAAAATAATACGTTTGTGTTTGATCGACAATTTAACGAAAAAGATGTAATTGTAATCAAGATTGTAGCAGACGTAGCCCCAGATCAGGGATATTATGAAATACCTGTAGGTCTTGAAAAAAATCCGTTTAATAATGATCTTGGAGAATTTACATTAGGCCAAGCGATTGATCATGTTGTTACATCTGTTGAGTTTGAAGATGAATTTTCCGGAGTTATTCCAGGGTCATCGAATCTAAGAGATTTATTCGAACATAGAAACTACGGAAAAAGATTTTTAAAACATTCTGGAATTACGCCGGTCGCTATTTCTTTATTATGCGATAAGGATAACAAT